CTTTCATATTCCATTGCAACACAGTGGAATATGGAGGCAATGTTGCCTATAACGGGAGATCAAAATGGATGCTTTGCATTCTACTTTGTATGCTGCAGCTACTGAGGCTTTAGTCTCAGATGCTTCTGCTACGAGTACATTCGAGAAGATGATACAGGTTGCGTTTACGCACAGCTCTGTAGAAACCTTCACCAAAGACTTAAAAGATACTGAGAAACTCATTAAGAAAGAGTTCGAAGTAGGCTCTATGCCTGGTCCTTGGAGATCAGCTAAGTCAGTCATTCACAGTGCTATGAAGTTAGGCATTGGTTTGGTTGATGACAATGGTGGCTTCTATGGCAAAACGTTCTTGCAAAACAAGATCAAAGAGTCTAAGACTGACACAAAAGAACCAGAGACTAGCGAAGAGTATGGCAACCGAGTCATCAAAATGCTCATGGCTGTGCCTGAAGGCATTGATGCTGTTGCTGTTGTCAAGCAAGTTAAAGACTTCTTAAAGGTAGTTGATTAATGTTGACTCAAAGTATGGAAGTGATGCGATACATACGGGCTAGTGCTGGTAGACAAGGCATTTCCGTTGTATTCGAAGACGTAAATCAACCAAGGCATGATGGTAAGACCATTTATCTGCCTAAGATTACGTCTTTGACCACTGACATAGAGCTTAAAGAAATGATGGCATCTGTTGACCATGAGGTTGCACATGATCGCTACAGTTCTTTTGTTGTTCTTAAAGAAAAAGGTGTTGATCCACGAGGATTGCTGCTGTTTGTATGGAATTTCTTAGAAGATTCCAGGATAAACAACATCGAAGCTCGTGAATATCAGGGCTTTAGAGAAAACTGGGACGAGTCTAGTGCTATCTTGATTGATAAAATCTTTACTAAAGCCAAGAAAGAAGGCACAACAGTCTCAAAGCTTACAACATCCTTACTGTATTGGGAATCTACTGTATCAGCAGGAGCATTTCCAACGATAGAACTAATCACAAGTAAGACAAAACCTAACAAAAAGATTATTGATGTTCTTAATAACTTCACTGATCGTCTTGTAGATTGTCATTTTATTCTAGACAAGAGACTAGGTACTGAAGCTACACATTCTTTGGCTGTAGATATTCTTGAAAAACTGCAAGAAGAGTGTGCTGAAGAGTTTAAACCAGTACCTAAGCCCGTTACAGGTGAAGAAGATGGTGATAAGGATGGCAAAAAAGATACATCAGTCTCTAGTGAAGAGTCAGGCGGTGGTGATGAAAAGTCTGACAAAGACGACTCCAGCCCCAAGAAAGATGATGAATACAAAATCATCAATTTAAAGTTAACTGAAGAAGACTTAGCCAAGTTCTCTATCACTATGCCTGAGCATGGTGAAGAGATGGGCAAGACTGGCATTAACTTTGAGCCTGTCGGATCAACTAAAGAAAAGTGGGACATCACAGACTACAGCAAGTTTATTGTTGTGGACTATCCCAAGAGTCTTGGTGATAAAAAGTATCTAGAGCCTACCCCTAAAACTAGGGAGTTTCTCAAAGAATATGAGTCAAGGGTAGAACCAAAACTTATCTCTCAAGAAAACTTTGCACAACAAGTTCGTAAACTGATTCAAATCAGATCAAAAGCACAGATGCAATATGGCGTTAAGAAGGGAAAGCTAGATCAATCCCGTCTGTCTCGTATTTGTTTCAATGCACCTGGTTTCAATGAACGTGTTTTTAAGAACAAAATTGAAAACAAAATGCTTGATGCTGCAGTCACAGTACTCGTAGATATGTCGGGATCAATGGGTGGCACTAAAGTGCAATACGCATTGGCTTCTACTTTGTTGGTGAATGAAGTTTGTTCTACGCTAAACGTTCCCATTGAGATTCTGGGTTTCACAGATGGATATAGTCCTGGTATGGACATTGCTCCTGTAATGTTTGTATACAAAAACTTCTCTGACCTAAAGATTGACAATGAACGTATCAAAGGTTGTTTCTCAATAAGCAGCCTTTTTATGTTTGGTAATCCAGATGGTGAAAACATTCTTTGGGCGCATGATCGTTTGGTTAAGCGTAAAGAGAAGAAGAAACTGATGATCGTCATGTCTGATGGTTCACCAGCAGCGTCTAAACCTTCAACTGGTTTAGAAAGCTTTACTCTCAAAGTAATACGAGAGATTGAAGCTTCTAGAAACGTAGACATTTATGGTCTAGGTTTGTGTTCCAACTCTGTTGATTACTTTTACAAATCACGCAGTGTAGTTAACAACCCAGAAGATATTCCAAGCAAATTACTTGAACTCATAGAAAGAAAGATAGTCAATGTCTAAAGAAGATAAAAAATCTGATAAGGTCGAGGACCTTGTTAAAAAAGCTTTGAAAGAAGCATTGGATAAGCGCAGAACAAGCGCACCAGAAGTCGCTATGCCTGAATATGAAGATAGTGATACACCAACAATCGTAGCTAGTGCTCCTAAAACTATTGCAGATAGCATACGTAAACTAAAACCAAATCAGTTGTGGTTTTCTGAAGTTGCGTCTGTAGATAAGATAGATGCAAGAGAAGACTTTGGTGTCACAGTATTCATAGACCATGAGTGGGATGACCGCATTGCTTCGTTCATACCAGAGATTGACGACAACTATGTCATTGACAAACAATTAGCTGCAGATATTTTGATGGCTTGGGAATTGAATGAGAAAGTTCTTTGCTATGGTCCAACAGGTGCAGGTAAATCAAGTTTGATTGAACAGCTCTGTGCTCGTACTGGTAGACCATTTGTTCGTGTCAACTGCACAGGTGACATGGATTCATCAATGATCTTTGGTCAACTTACAGCTAAAGATGGATCAACAGTCTGGGTAGATGGTGCAGTTACAGAAGCAGTCAAGTATGGTGCTGTGTTTGCATGGGACGAGTGGGATGTAACTCCACCAGAGATTTCAATGGGTCTGCAATGGCTCTTAGAAGACAATGGCAAGCTCTTCTTGAAAGAGATGCCAGGTAGTACCAAAGACAAACAAATCATTCCTCACGAAAACTTTAGGATTGTTGCTATTGGTAACACTCAAGGTCAGGGTGATGACACAGGTGCTCATGCAGGTACTAACGTTCAGAACTCTGCAACTCTTGATCGCTTTGGTACAGCAGTTTTTGTTGACTATCTACACCCATTGATCGAAGAGAAGATGCTCACAAACAAGTGGCCTGAAACAATCAATGGTAAAGCAGCAAAAGAATTGGTCAAGCTTGCAAATCTTATTCGTCAAGGTTACAAAGCCAACCAGTTCAATCTAACTATTTCTCCACGTTCTTTGTTTAGTATCTGCAGGAAAGTATCTGCTGGCAATACACTGAAGAAAGCATTTGCTCTTGTGTATCTGAACAAACTCAATGACACACAACGTAGAGTTGCTGATGAATTGTTTGGTAAAGTCTACGGAACCAAAGAGTCTTAAAGCATAAAGCCACATAGCCTTCCCACTAGGGAGGGCTATTTACTTTGCGTTTTAAAGAAAAGCTATGCAAATACAAGAGTTACTAAATGCTGCGTACAACGAATCTACAGGAAGCTCTGCGACTGTTGTTAGAGAATCAGCTTTGATTGTTTTTAATTACCAACAGCTAATGAGATACACAGAGCTAATCATTCAGGCTACTTGTGATGAAGCCATGAAGTTAGAAGGAACAAAGTTAGATGATTGATCGTAAGCTGATCCAGGCTAATGCTCCTAGTAACAATGGAGAGCAGGTGCATGTCAATCACACAGGCTGCGAAGCAGGTGAAGACAAGAAGCGCAGGCTGTACATCAAGCGTACAGATAAAGGTCTGGTAGCGTATTGCCATCACTGCAATGAGTCAGGCTTTGTCAAAGACAACGATGCCAGACTATCCACATGGACACAGAAAGCAACTGCGCCAGCAGCAATGCGAAGCAACAAACCAGTACTCGCAGCACTCACAACAGAGGGCAAAGTGTGGCTGCATAACAACTACTGCAACACAGAAGATAAATTATTTAGTGGAGTTGTAAGCGAGAAGTCAAAGGTTGCCCTGACACTACTCAACCCACAAGGGGAAACAGTGGGATGGCAGGTAAGGAACTTGCTTCCTGATGCTATGCCCAAGTACACAACACATTACATCAACAACGAACACAAGGGTGATCCAAGTTGGTTCCACGTAGCAAGCAAAACACTCGTGATAACAGAAGATTATCTCAGCGCATACAGAGTACACAAGAACACAGGCTTCAGCTCTGTAGCGTTACTAAGAACATCTCTGTCCGACAGGACGTTGATGCAAATACATGATCTCGGCTTTGAAGCTGTGGTCATTTGGTTAGACCCTGATGAAGCAGGAATACAAGGAGCAAAGAAAACATACAAGAAACTCAACTACTTTTTACCAACAACAACAATGGTAGCCATCTATGGCTGCGACAAAGAACCCAAGGAATGCACACCAGCAGAGCTGGCAAGCATCCTTATCTAAAGGAAGTAAATGGACTATGACGTTCTCTATCTTTGCAGTCAAAGCAAAGAGAACTTAGCAAAGTACAGACGCTACATCAAACCGCATGTAGTAGTCAAAGAGACAAACACTATCCTTGACGGGATGGACAAGTACTACAAAACTTTCCCAGGAGTCACTGACTTTAGTTGGGATAGTTTTTCTGCATTTCTTATTGCAGACCAAAGCAAACGATTGACGGATGATTCCATTGTGAAGCTCCGCATGACGCTTACTAAAGCAAGAGCGTTTGTTCCACACCATGCACATGAAGAAGTAGTGAAGACTCTTATCGAGTTGGATTACTTGGCTCAGATCATGGAAGAGTGCGAGAAAGTAAAGGAAGGTGAGAGTGATCTAGAGCACGTTCACATACTTGCAACCAACGCATTGAAAGATGTGGAGAGATACATTGAAAAAGACGAACTTTTTGTTAGTGCTGACCTTAGTGTTATTGCTGATCGCATTACTAGTTCTGGCTACGAATGGAGACTGGATGCTCTTAATCGCAGTCTGGGTCCTCTACGTACTGGCAACTTTGTTATTGTTGCGGCTCGTGTTGAGGTAGGTAAAACAACGTTCTTAGCAAGCGAAGTCAGCTATCTTGCACAGCAACTACCAAAGGACAGACCAGTTGTATGGGTCAACAACGAAGAAGAATCTTCTGTTGTGTTCTTTCGTATTGTTCAAGCAGCACTCGGTAAAGAAAGCAAGGAGATCATTGCTGACTCTAAGAAAGCAATGCTTGACTACGCAACACTAATGAACGGCAACAAAGACAAGATACGTGTTACTAAAGACATGAACAACGTGCGTGACCTTGAGACACTGTTCAGAGAAGTAAACCCAGGACTCATTGTATTTGACCAGCTTGACAAAGTAGATGGCTTTAACAAAGGAGATGAACGTGAAGACCTTAAACTTGGAAAAATCTACAAGTGGGCAAGGGAGCTTGCTCGTACTTATGGCCCTGTCATTGCAGCTTCTCAGCTCAGTGCTTCGGTTGTCGATCTTAAAGACCCTCCGTTTATCGGCATGGATGCTCTCCGTGGAAGTAAGACGGACAAACCAGGTGAAGCGGATGTGGTCATCACAATTGGCAAG